GTTCGCGATAAGTTGAAACCAGTCATAGCTTGCGCCTGTAGTTCTACTGGATGTACATGTGAAGCTAGATAATCACAAGTCGCCCTTCGACTCGATGCATTCAGGACCAGTTCGTCATCAACAACTGTGTCACGTTTAGGTTCTATTATCACACGTTGCACATATCTCGTCGACGCTCGAACCGGCCCATCATTCAGAGCTACCCGTCCCTCGAGCAACTTTTGCACTAAAGTCCTCTTGAGCCGAGTCATCCGCGCTACACTTCTACTCAGAAATCGGCCCATAATCAGAGTGCCAGCTCTGTTGCATAAGCCCCAACTGTTAGCAACCATACTCTGCAATGCTTCACCAGCTTCTAGCCGCAAGTCACTGATCCAATTGCCAGAAACCACGGCACCTATGCTTCTGCATAAGTAGCCTCGTGCTACACTCCCAGAATAAGCTGTTCGCAGGAACTCACCACATACAGTACCAACACTCTGTTTTACAGGATTCATTCTTATTTGGGACTTACTGACGCTCTCTAGCACCCCTGCTGCCTCGCTGAGGTTCCTTGCTGCTATGTACACATCGTCACCGACATGGATAGAAGCCATCACCTCGAAGTTAGGAACAGTCAAAGCCAAATAGGCATAGTTCAAGACACTATTGATGAAACTCGTGGCCCTATGGCCTGTCATCAAAGTACCCCGAAGGTAACCAAAATCACGCCCGCCATAGAAAACTCTACTCCTCTTGAAACTATCGACAAGAATCTGTCTCCTGTCCGTGCAATAGTTTAAATGGTTGCAAAGTTCATCTATGACCACCATCTGAGATAGTAAGGAGTGTTGGGAATTGAAATCATCATAATCCAACATAACGTTAGTAGGACATGATGACCTCAATTTCGCAATACGCCTGTGCCATCCCAAATGGCCGCCCTTCCCCGGATTGAGGTCGACCTTCCTCCCTTTCCAGGCTCGTTCAACCGGCCTCAACAAGTGATCAAAGTTCACGTACGTAGCCGTATCACAAGCGAAAAGAGCCCGAGTCTTCCCATGTTCCAACTTCTTGGATCCAGTGAAATAGCTGACCCCAGACCATGTCTCAAGCAAATTTGAGTCAACTCGTTCAATGTATGACCGGCGGTATAGATGACTGTAGTCTGAGTGATCGACTGCCTTGTCAGTCTCCTCCCTTTCTAGCACGCCACTATGCGATCCGTTCACGCACCAGAGCCACCTCTTCGACCAGTAGTCTGCAGTGCTTTCAAAAGCCACCTTGCAATCCTCGTCCTCCAACGGGAGCTCGGACAACAACAGTTTTTTGATAACAGACCTCAAACCGTAAGGATCGACATCAATCACTTTACGTGCGACTTCTAGATCATCACACCTATACGCCGCTTCAGCGATCATGTCTATGTCGCCCACTGCCCGCCCTTGCAAGCACGTGCCTTCAACTAGCATCGCGCCCAATTCAGTACTATTGGACCCGAGGGCTTTAATGGCAACTGTGAGATTCTTGCATCCTACTGGATCAAGTACCATCCTCAGCGCTATGTGCAAGCCTCTCAGGCCCAACAATCTATGCAAACCAACAGCCAACAGAATGCAACCACTCAGTTGATCGTCAAAAATTTTTTCTTCTATAACATCACTATAGTAGCCCAGCTCGATGTATAGTATTTTATTTGTTTTCTCCAGTTCCGCTA